GAAGATATTGTCGGTTGGATGAAGAATAAATTCCCTTCAGCGAATATACGTGATATAGAGATATTCGACTTTAACGATAAGGACGAATCTATAGTAAGTTGGGATGAGTGTGACCAATTGAAAGAGGATTATCCTGAACACTACTCTACATTAAATAGGGTACAAATCTCTAAGATAATTCAAATAGATAATATACTACAAGGGGTGGTAGATAATTATGATATGCCATTACGTATAGACGGTATGACATTAAACCCTCCAGTAGAAGAAATGAAGAAGATTAGTTTAAGGTTTTATGGGATGGCTGAGAGACGTAGAGACCCTTGCGGGCACAGACAAACGTTATTCAAATCTAAGTTTAAATGTAATAATATGTACCAAATATTCGGTAACGTAGATAAGAAATTCGTTGCTGACATTTACAGACAGGAAGGTTTAATGGAAACGTTATACCCACTAACAAGGTCGTGTGTGGGTTCGGCTCGATATACTCAATTCTTCGAAAAGGAATGCCATGATTGTTTCTGGTGTTACGAAAAGAAATGGGCATTCGATCTAGACCATCAAGCCCGTACAGGGAGTATATAAATGAACGAAATTATAGCAACATCTAATGACGAATTACCAGATCACCTTACTAAGGGTGGTCCTGGAGATAAATTTTTAGGGGGAGGAAGAGTAAACACGTCAGAGTGGTTCGTTAATAAAACCCTACAACGAAACCTAAAACAGATTCAGGTTGACAACGCTTCTTGGTATCCTGAAGGTTCTGATAAATTAGAACAACAAATAAAGGACGAAGAGATCTGGTTCTGCGGTGCACCATTTCAAATGCTGTACACTAGCGTTGGTGGTAGATTCGCACCGTGTTCTTGGGCGTGTGGAGAGGAATTCAATGTTAGTATACAGGATACTGACATTAACGACTTTTTCATAAACAACGAAGGTATGAACAAGCTCAGAACAGAGATGTTAACTCCAGGTTCTGACTTGACGTTCGCTAAAGAATCCTGTCAGGATTGCCTACGACAAGAGAAGATATACGGGAGATCGCGTAGACAGGCTTCTTTAAAGATTCAATCTAATAATGAGGAATTTTGGCCAAATATGCATAACGCGGTGAACCGTTTTAAAGTATCAGGTAAAGGTCATATAGAAGATAGAATCTTCGAAGTACAAATAAAAGCCTTTGGTAATGAATGCAACTTCGATTGCTATATGTGTTTCCCGTTCGACTCTACTGTAAGAATCAAATCAATGGATTCTGATATCATGGACGGTCAAAACGTGTGGGACGATTTCTCCTTAATGGGTGCGGATAAGAATAAAGTGGAAAGGGTTAGAGATAAACCTATTGAAGATATTATAGAACAGATAGTTAAAGTAGCCCCTTATATAAGACACCTTAAATTGATCGGTGGTGAACCTTTAGTTATGGCTAAATACTACCAGTTGATGGAAGCTGTTATAGCCACGGGTCACGGTCCAGAAATATCAATCAAATATCAAACGAACATGTCAGTATTAACATCAGGTAAATATGACATAAGAGACTACCTTAGTCACTTCCAGAGATTTGAATTCACGGTATCTCTGGACGGTATAGGTTCAGCTAATGATTACATCAGAAGAAGATCTAATTGGGAAAATATAGTCAATAACATCAAGGAAGTTAAGAAATACCCTAAAGTCACAGTATGTGTGAATGGCACTATCACCTTCCTAAGCGTTATGAGGTTCTACCAACTTATAGAATGGTTTGACGATAACATAGAGTTGTTCGATCAAATCAATTGGTCTAACATAAGACGCCCCGAGAAGTTATGCGCTAATGTATTACCTGATCAGTTAAAGAAAGAGCTTATATCTAAATACGAAGGATTCCCTGATATACAAAATGTATTAAAAGAATCTAATAACGGTGTTGGGCATCAAGACGCTATAGACTACCTATTGATGCAAGACAAACAATATAAAGACACTAAATGGGAATCAAAGCTATTTGATGTGTTCCCTGAACTTGAACAATACCACAACCAATCTGAAGGTTAATATGATGGATGATAAAAAATTAGCAGGGCACATGACTAAGGGTGGTCCTGGAGACAATTCCGCTCCTGGTAATGTCAACACTGAAGAGTGGTTTCAGGATTTATCCAATAAAACAAGGGATAATATAATACTGACAGAAGCTTCTGGTGAAAAGGCTTTAATTAACCAAGTGCTAGATAAGGATGTTTTCTTCTGTACTTGCCCGTTCACTCAGATATATTCTGAAATAGACGGGAAGTATCAGGCTTGCTGTTTCGGTGCTGGCGATGATAACCATACTATAACAAATACTTCGTTAAAGGAATGGATGATAGACAGTGATTACATGAATGATCTACGTACTGAGATGTTGGACCCCGAATCGGATCTAAAGACAGTAAATAAGAATTGTGCTCGGTGCGTGAGTGATGAGAATCTATACGGTCGGTCACGTAGAACTAACTGCCTTAAAATCCACACAAACAATTTCGAATTGTGGGACGATATAGAATCTTCTATCGAGAGAATTAAGGATACTGGTAAGTTTAGTTTTGATGAAAGAATAATTGAAGTCCAATTAAAGATCTTCGGTTCGGAATGTAATATAGATTGTTACATGTGTACCCATCAGAACTCAACAACCAGAATGAAGGGAGCGGATAAGGGTCTGTGGAATGATGAAATACACGGACACTTACCCAGCAACAAAGAGGAGTGGAAGTTAGTTATCTCAGACAAAACGCCTGGAGTACTTGATCAAGTAATCGAACTAGCCCCTTATATAAGAAGTATAAAGATCATCGGTGGTGAGCCACTGATCATGAAGAAGCACTACGAGTTGTTGGATATGTTAATAGAGGGTGACCACGCTAAGGACATCTATCTTAAATACCAAACAAACCTTACTAAAACTAAGAAAGGTAAGCACAACATATTCAAGTATCTACCACACTTCAGGAACGTAGCTATGGTTGCTTCCGTTGACGGGATCGGTCCTGTTATAGAATATATGCGTAGAAGAACAGAATGGAAAGACCTTGAATTCAATATCAATGAATGCGGTAAATATTCTAATGTTGTTGTAGACTTTAATGGTCTGATATCATTCCTCAGTGTGATGAGGTTTTACGAGGTAGTTGATTGGTGTAAAGAGAATCCAGTTATTGACCAATTAAATTGGGCTCATGTTGATTCACCTAAGCACCTAAGAGCTAATAACCTACCTAGAAAAATAAAAGACGCATTGATACCCAAGTATACCGAATGGCCTGATATTGTGGCTAGTCTTGAAATGGACGCAGACCCTGATATTGATATACAAAACATATTCGATTACCTTTTAAAGGTGGATAAGCATTACGAAGGCACTAAGTGGGAAACACATCTATTCGATGTATTCCCAGAGCTAGAAGAATTCTACGACCCTACTGCGAAGCGTAGTACAAAAAAGGCAGATCTATTTGCTGCTTGGGAAGCGGAACAAGAGGCGATGAGTGCTGCTTGGGAAGCGGAACAATTGATATGAGAAAGGAAAGGAAGGAACTGCTAGACAAGTTACTAAGTGATGATATTTGGTTCTGTCCGAAGGTTTTCAATAACATATACACGAACGTTTCTGGGGAGTATTTTGTTTGTTGTGTAGGTGCTAACCCCCCTAAACAACCTTTAGTGAATTATAAGAACACAACCCCTATAGAATGGTTCACTTCGGATAAGATGAATGCTATACGTAAGGATATGTTATCGGTGGATAATAATAAAAGTGAGCTAATCCAGGATCACTGCCGTTCTTGCATACAACAAGAGAAAGAGCATGGTGTTTCTGATAGAATTATGGAACAAAGGAACTTATACGACAGCCCTGAATCATTAGACCAAATACAAGACTTCATAGATAAAGGGAAATATGAATTCAAAAATCGGGTCTTAATTATGCAGATGAGAATATTCGGTAATACATGTAATTTAGATTGTTATATGTGTACCCCAGACAACTCGTCCATAAGATCAAGTGTATCGAAGAAACATAATTATGAAAAATTAATATCATTCGGTGAACCAAATTTGATCGCCACATCCAAAGGTAGTGCTGGTGACTACTCTATGAGAGACCTCGTTATATTATCCCCTTATGTAAGGTCTATCATATTGCAAGGTGGTGAACCTCTAGTGATGACCGAGCAGTATAAGTTTCTGGATAAGGTGATAGAGACTGGACAAGCTCACCACATCAATATAGAGATGAATAGTAACTTGGTCACGTTAAAGGCTGCAAATAAACACAATTTTTTAAATTATGTTAGGAAGTTCCATACTGTATATATAAGCGCCTCTATAGATGGTTATGGAATATATAATGATTATATAAGGAGGAGGTCTGATTGGGAAGGTATTGTTGATAACGTACGAACGTTAAGAAAGTATAATAATATAAAAATGCAGATATTCTCGACAGTAAGTCTATTAAGTATACTGAGGTTTGATGAATTACAGAATTGGGCGATGGAGGAGGGTTTAAATCTACAACCTTATATATTAACTATCCCTTCAGAATTACACATGAAAAACCTACCTGATGCGTTGAAAGAAGAACTATTGATAAGGCATGAAGGTGAAGAAAGTATAGTTAAGGCGTTGAGCTTACCTCGTGACGAGGAGGAGTATATTAAGGCCATCAAGTATATACAGAAGACGGACGAAGTGTATAGGGGAACAAAGCATCATGGAGAGCTGTTCGAGATCTTTCCAGAACTGAAAAGATAAAATAGGTGGTGTGAGCGACGGGGGTCGAACCCGCATCTTCTAGAATCACAATCTAGGGCACTAGCCAGTTATGCTACGCTCACCATCAAACTTGGAAGGGATAGGTGGAATCGAACCACCGCAAACTGAGTCAAAGTCAGTTGCACTACCATTATGCTACATCCCTAATATGGTACATCATCGAGGTTACGCTCCTCGCTCTCACGCTTTTCAGGCGTATGCTTTCACTAGATTAGCTTATGATGTATGGTAACCCATAGCGGATTCGAACCGCTGTTGTCAGGATGAAAACCTGGTGTCCTAACCTACTAGACGAATGGGTCATTAAACTTTAAACAGAAAAACTTGAACCACATCCGCACGTTGTAGTAGCGTTTGGGTTGGTCACGGTAAATTGTGAACCTTGTAAGCTTTCCTTATAATCAACTACACTTCCATAAAGGTACTGGATAGACATAGCATCTACTAACATTGTTACTTCGTTAGTATTTATTTGAGTATCATCTTCTGCGATGACATCATCAAAATTGAATCCATAAGAGAACCCAGAACAACCACCTCCAGTAACATACACCCTAAGACAAAGGTTATCATTATCCTCGTCTTCAAGTAGGGTTGCTACCTTTACTGCCGCGTCATTCGTAAATTCCATACAGATCCTAATAGCTCGTGGGCGTACGGAATTGAACCGCTAATCGTTCGAACAAACCCCACCAGAGGATAGCCCACGTTAAAGGTGACACATCAATACTCTTCCAGATTTTATTCGTTCTTGTGTAACTACTGGAATATTTATTGTTGCTGTACTCAACATAGCAAACATCGAATCTTGAGTTTTATCAAATTCTAATTTTGAACCATCAAATTCTGATTTAACGAACCAAGTTAAAAAATCTGAATTCGATTCAAATTCTAAAATATCTTCATCGTTATCATTAATAAAAACCACATGTCGTTTTATACTATATTTTTTATTTATATAGTGAATCAAACACGTAGGATTCATCACTTCATCTTTACTATATAGTTTTTCAAATGTCTCAGATTTCATAATTCATAATTCATCAAACTAGTTAAATATTGTGCGCATACTATGAAAATGGTGCAGAGTGAAGGAGTCGAACCTACTATGCGCTAGCGACGGATTTACAATCCGCTGTCCCACCGTGGAACCTACTCTGCAATATCTCGGTAGGATTCTCACCTACATGCATGGAAACACCATCAACCATACTAGGTTGGATTCCACTGCTTTAATTAAGCAACGAGATAAAATGGTACTCAGTGAAGGTAACGATCCTTCTTCTATCGCTTATCGAGCGAGTGCTCTACCTTTGAGCTAACCGAGCATAAAATGGTAGTTCCTATCCGAGTCGAACGGATGACCTTCTGCATGTAAGGCAGCTGCTCTACCAACTAAGCTAAGGAACTGTGGTAGTGTATGTTGGATTTGAACCAACGGTCTTCACCGTATGAAGGTGCTGCATTCAACCACTATGCTAATACACTATTACTACTATTTGGCCCCGCACCGCCATTTCAAAGCGACTTGATTATGACAGGTTTACTAGGTTTGTATTAACAGTTATCTGGTTAAGAAAACATATGTCAATACTTATCGGGCGATTTCGGATCAGGTTCTACCAGCCACCACAGCCAACGAATACCCTAACTTATCTACCCATCCCTATGCATTTACCCTCATAAATCATAACCAAGTGGTCATGCGAGTTAAACTTTGGTGGAGAAGCAGGGAATCGAACCCTGATCAAAGGCTTGCAAAGCCCATGTGTTACCGTTGTCACCACATCCCCAAATTAGGGGAGGTTTTGTCCAGTCCTCCATACTGGTTTGACAGTTTTTCTTATAACCCGATGGTGAGCGTTATAAGAAGGTCTGCCGTCCTTTTGGAGGAAGACTAGGGGATCGAACCCTAACGCCCGTAAGAGCTAACTGCTTTCAAAACAGCATCCGTCGCCAGCCATCGGATGGGTCTTCCTTTAAAATGGCGCTAATGATGGGTTTCGATCCCACTACCTGCGAATTGACAATCCGCTGCTCTCCCAATTGAGCTACATCAGCTTTACTAATTCGACCCTTAACAGTTGCTTCATCTGAGAAGATGGTTTATCGGTTCTACCAGCAACTTAATATTAAGTGAGTTGTCTCGGTTACTCTCACAAGGGTCAAAACTTGGCACTCTCAGAAGGAATCGAACCTTCGTAAGCTGGGGTCGAAACCCGACCACCGAATCCATCGGTGAGAGTAAAACTATGGTGGGTCCACCGAGACTCGAACTCGGAAAGTCTGGTTAAAAGCCAGATATGATCGCCATTTCATTATGAACCCGAAAGAATTGTATTAGGCTGGTACGGCTGGGCTCGAACCAGCATTCGTCTCATTAACAGTGAGGTCGCCTACCAAATAGCGCACATACCACCTAATACAACTCTTTACTTACTACACGTATTATACTACATATTTAACAACAAGTCAAGTATATATAGTAATTAAATTTGGTACCCCTGACTGGATTCGAACCAGTACTGTCAAAATTTTAAGTCTTGTGCCTCTACCGAGGTTGGGCTACAGGGGCTTTATAGAGCCGATGTTAGCAGTATATACTTATCCATCAGCTCATCGTGGGTTTCGAAGTTATCAACGTCCAATGGAATACAATCCACGGGGCAAACTTCCACACACTGAGGTTCATCGTAATGACCCACACACTCAGTGCACTTATCCATATCGATTTCATATATCTCTACACCCGCTGAAATAGCATTATTGGGGCATTCTGGTTCACATACATCACAGTTGATGCAGTCGTCAGTAATGATTAAAGACATATTACTTTCCTTAAAAAAAAAACGGTTTACTATTAGGGAGTCGAACCCTATGTACAGCCAGTACAATCATAAGACCTATCCTCATGATCAGGTGGATTCGAACCCCTCGTTTAACGTCGGTTTGCGCGGACACGACGGCAGCCAGCTAGTAAAATAATGGTGCCGCTAGTAGGAGTCGAACCTACAACATCTGGTTTCTAAGACCAGCACCTCTACCAAGATTGGGTCATAGCGGCTTAATTGGTCTGTGTGGGAGGATTTGAACCTACGACATCTCACTTCCAAGGCGAGGACTCTGGACCAGACTGAGCTACACACAGTTAATTCTTTTTAATGCAATACTTTAGTCACTAAGAGAGCTATACACTCTTCCAATAAATCATACGCTAAATCTTCCTCGATATGGGAAATGTCTTCAGCGCAATCAATATGTAAATCAGCAGAGATAAAGTTCCAGTTAATCTGACCATCACCATAGCGATTTTCAGGGCTAACTAGATAACCATTAGCGATTACAGTCTTAGCGATATTTAAAGCATTCATAATATAGGTCCTTCCTTCAACATAATATAACCTATTGTACCTCATATCTATACGAAAGTCAACAGTAAAATGAACTTTATTTCATTTATTTTACTTTTATTTTAGTCTAATCTCTCACCCCAACCGTAGTCAATAACTACTGGGAAACGAGGAACACCATCAGGAGTCAACTCAAAGTACCGTAACGTGGCCCAAGTAGGACACGGCTTGTTCTTTAATAGATCACTTAACTGTGCTTGAGTACCACGAACACCAGCATTAAACTTAAGTCCATCAGCACCGTATAGGTTAAACCGTTTAACACAGCCAGACCAGTTACCAAGCCCTTCCTCTACACCAGACACATCAAACTCTTCTGTAATAAACTCTTTACGCTTCATAAGGTTATTAGAACGTTTGTTCTCATATAAGCTTGTAGGAATGCGGATCATTTGACCTTCATACCCGTCACCTATGTACTCACCGTATGTTAGGTCTAAGTCCTGTAGACTTTCAACCCAGCGATTCGGTACTGGATGTATCGCGTAAGAATCAGCCATACGACAAATACGAACAACAGAGAGCCTACGAGCAGCAAAGTCTTCATCATTATATGTATCATATACGTGGTACTGAACACGTTGAGCGGATAAAGCAATATCCTCTGGTGTGGGTTTAGACTTACGTACCATTGATACAATAGAGTTGAAATCATCTTTCAAATCATGGTTATATAGTTCACCGTCCAATACTAGGTTGGGAAACCTTATGAATATATTCTTTAAAGCGTCCCATATATGAGGAACACTAATGTGAGCTTTACCACTCCTAGACCACAAACCGTCTGCCCTAGCAATACACCGAATACCATCCAACTTAGGTTGGGATATTACAGGGAACTGTAGAGGCTTCTTCAGTTTCGCGAAATCAGTAGCCAGCATAGGCTTAAAGAGAGTAGAATTACCGATGTCATTAACATCAGCGAAGTAACCCGACTCCAACCGTTTCTGGTGTTTAGCAGCACACTCAAGTAGTGCTT